GACGATACAAGCAAAACGAAGCGGTTCTATCGCTCACAGGAGTACACAAAGGCGATGGACGAGCTGCTGATGTACGTTCAGATCGGCAAGAACGAGCATGATGATGCGGCTGATAGTCTGGCGCAGTTAGTCCAGGCCATTGGCGGTTCGGTCGATGTTGAAGTGCAAGTGATGAGGAGGTTCTTCTGAGTGAGAGCGAAGAAATATTTGAGTAAGTTTGGCTGGTACGAGGACAAGATACAGCGCAAACTGGCTGAAGTGTACCGAAACAGGGTGCTTGCGGAGAACATCACTGTGGCGTTTGGCGGTGATCGTGTGCAGACATCGGGTACTGGCGACCGCATATCCGGCTTAGTGGCGGCTATCGTGGACACGGAGAGCGATGTGGCTGACCTTCTCCAAGAGTTCCGCGAGTTTTCCAGCGTGGCGTTGGCGCAGCTCGAAGGTCTGTGTTTGTTGGGCGAAAGCGGCATGGCGCAATACAAGGTGTTACACGCTCGGTTCGTTGAGCGGCAAATCTTCGATGACATTGCGGAGAGCCTTAATTACAGCGAGAGGCAAGTGTACAACATCTATAAAGAGGGTCTGAAGCTGTTCGAGGAGCTGTATTTATACGAAGAAAGCGACTAAGCACCGATTTCTTTCAGCAAACTTCCTTGATTTGCAGTTAATTAGCTCCATATAGTTTAAGCTGAACGAGTGGCGAGGTGAAAACTTCGCCTTTTTTGTTGCTTGCAAGGAGCTATCTATGTATCCGTACAACTTACTGACCGGGCGACAGATGATCTTCACGGACTACAAGGAGGTCACGCCCGACAACGTGTTTAATATTCTGACGCAGGGCTTGATCGACCATTCGATTATTCGTGCGGAAATTCTCTGGCTTTTCGAGTACGAGGCCGGAGTGCAGCCGATTTTCTATCGCAAGAAGGAAATCAGACCCGAAGTGAATATCAAGGCGGTCATCAACTACGCACGGCAGTTCACGAATTTCAAGCTCGGCTACAACTACGGAGCTGACTACACGTTTGTACAGCGTGGGCGCAACGACTATGCTCAGTCCAATGCCGGACAGGACGATGTTCGTATCGCTCGCCTTAACGAGATGTGTTACGAAGTCCGCAAGACTAAGGTAGACCAGGCTGTGTTCCGCGACTGCATCATCTGTGGCGTAGGTTACATGGCAGTTCTGCCGAAGCGTGACGATTACTATGGCATGGCTCCGTTCGATGTTCTGCACCTCGATCCGTGGAACACGTTCATTATCTACACGAACGATGCGTACAAGCGACCGCTGATGGCTGTGACCTACAACGTGCGTAGGGATGGCGTGCGTGTTATCACGGCGTACACGAAAGACCAGATTTACATTGGCGATGCTTTCGAGGTCACCTACAACGCGGAGGACGGCGAAGAAGCAAGGACTTGGCGCACGAACGGCTTTGAGGTCGTGCCGAACGCTTTTGGTCGCATCCCCATCGTGGAGTGCTTGTACTCGGAGAACAGGCAGGGCGCATGGGAGCCTGTCATTCCGCTGATGGATGCGCTGGCTATGTGCCAGTCCGACCGCCTCAACGATGTCGCGCAGTACGTTCAGAGCTTGCTGTGGATGAACGATGTCCAGCTTGATGAAACGCAGAAAGCCGGGCTGACCAACGGCGGCCTCATCATCACAAAGTCCACGGCAGATGGGCGCGAAGCCAAGATCGCGTTCGTCAATGCGCCTCTCGACCAGAGTTCTACCCAGAAGCTCGTTGACAGTATCTATGAGCAGATGCTTGAGATCGTGGGCGTTCCTGGTCGTGATGATACTACTGGCGGTTCTACCGGCTCTGCGATCATTCTGGCGAGTGGTTGGCAGATCGCGGAAAGCACGGCTAAGACTTCGCTGATGCTTGCTGACTACGCAGAGGAAGAAGCCCTTGAGGTCATGCTGGCGATCATTGGCAATACGCCTGGGATCAAGGACGACATCAAATCGCTGTCTATCTCCGATGTGAAGCCGCATATCGGTCGCAACAAGACCTATGAGCTTTCGAGCCGTGTCAATGCGCTGGCTGCTCTGGTCAACATCGGTATTGCACCGCAGACGGCTATCACGGTCGTGGACATCTTCGATGATCCCCAGCAAGTGGCTCTGGATAGTGCGCCTCGCATCAATAGTCTGCTTGGCCTTGCCGATGACGGCTCGCTTATGGTCAACGATACTGGCGTGGAAGTACCGCCGGAGGAAGTGGACGCTACACTTGAACGCCTTGCCGACAATGCATGGGATAACTACGGCGAGAACAAGGATTTACTGCGTGGCGTAGCGGAGGTCTAAGATGGCAAGCAAACTCGACTTCGATGAGATCAACCGGCCGGAATACGAGGACTGGTTCGATGTAGGCATCGGGGATGAGGAGCTGAAGCGGAGAGTTAAGGCTGCTATCGCATTTGACAACCGCATTGGTGCAACGCTCGCATGGATCGAGCGCACTCGCCCTGGTGTCCGCGCCATGTACGAACGCTTTCACCGCGACTACATGGATATGCTGGATGATTTGGACGATGCTGACGAGGAGTTTCTTGAGGAGCGAGCGATACAGTTCGCAGAGGAAGTCACGAAGTCCACACAGAACCACAGGGGCGACCTTGACGGCTACTGGACGAGCGCACAACGCGCCGTGGAGATAGCGAAGAACGAGAGCGGACTTGTCAGCAACGACTTCGAGTATCAGCGAGCCAAGAAGCAGGGCAAGAAACTGAAAACCTGGCACACGATGGGCGACAACAAAGTGCGAGAAACGCACTGGCCTATGGACGGCGTGACCGTTGGCATTGACGAGTTCTTCACAGTGGGCGGCTTCGATATGCTGTACCCAATGGACGGAGAACACGGCGCACCGCCGGAGGAGATCATCAACTGTCGGTGCTGGGTGACATATAGGTGATTAGGGAGTGGGCAACCGCTCCTTTTTTCATACACGGACAGAGAAGTCCTAAATCGCAAAGCCGCAGAGAAGCGGCGTAACAAATTTCGCAATCCAGATAGGAGGCACAAATGGAAAACGAGAACACCAACGTAACCCCAGAGGAGCAGAGCGAACCCATCGATGCGACCGAAACTGCGAGCGCGGCAGATAAGTCCATCGAGGAGCAGCTTCTGGAGGCACTTGCGGAGAACAAACGTCTGCGCCGTGCCAACGACAAGGCATCAAGCGAAGCGGCGAGCTACAAGAAACAGCTCAACGCAAGGCTGACCGAAGCCGAGAGAGCAGAACAGGAGCGTGAAGAAGCAAACGAGCGTTTGCAGAGCGAGCTGGAGGAACTGCGCCGAGAGCGTGACCTTAACAAGCTGATGAAGAATTTCACCGTCCTGGGCTACTCCGATGCAATGGCGAAGAAAGCAGCCGAGGCTCAGTATGCCGGAGATACCGATGCGTTGTTCGAAGTTCAGCAGCAGTATCGCACCGAGCTTGAGAACAACATCAAGGCACAGTTTATGCGCGGAACCCCGGCTCCGCAGGGAGGGGCAGTTACGAACGGCGCGCCTCTTACCGAAGCACAGATCAAGTCCATGACACCTGCCGAGATTAACGCAGCGTGGAAGGACGGCACAATTCAGAAATTCTTAGAGAGGAAATAATCATGGCTGTTACTTCTTTTATTCCCGAAATTTGGGCGGCAAGACTTCTTGAGCATCTGGATAAGGCTCACGTTTATGCGGCTCTGATGAACCGTGACTACGAGGGCGAGATCAGAAACGCTGGCGATACCGTCCACATCAACACGATTGGCGACATCACGGTTGACGACTATGACGGCACGGCGATCACCTACGAGGCTCTGTCCACGACTTCCCAGGATTTAAAGATCGACCAGGCGAAGTACTTCGCGTTCGGCGTTGACGATGTGGAAAAGGCACAGGCTCTTCCGGGTCTGGTCGAGGCGGCTACGCAGCGTGCGGCTTATGCCATCAACGACACGGCTGATATGTTCCTGGCTGGCCTCCTTGCGGATTCCGCTACCCCGGCTATCGCTGGTTCCGTGGCTCTGGACGAGGACAACGTGTACAAGACGCTGGTCGCCATGAAGGTCGCTCTGGACAAGCAGAACGTTCCGACCGAGGGTCGCTGGGTCGTCATTGATCCTACTTGCCACGGTCTGCTGCTCCAGGATAAGCGTTTCGTTTCGTTCGGCACGGACATCACGAATGAGCGTCTGGTCAACGGCAAGGTCGGTCGTGCGGTCGGCATGGACATCTATGTGTCCAACAACGTGCCGGAGGATGACGGTGCGTATTGCCTCATCGCTGGCGTGCCTATGGCGGCGACCTATGCCGAGCAGATTATCGAAACTGAGGCCCTGCGTGACATCGACACCTTCAAAGACCTGGTTCGTGGTCTGCACGTTTATGGCGCGAAGGTTACGCACGCTGCTGCCCTGGCGAGCGTGGTTGCCACCTACGGAGGCGGCTCTCAGTAATTCTTGAGGACTAACGGAGGAACGACACATGATCGAGAGTTTGCTTAAAGACTTAATAGCCTACCTGGGCGATGACTACGATCCGAGTATGGCAGACCAGGCAAAACTCTGCGTGAACCGGGCTGTCACGAGCTTTCAGACCTACATGAACTATCCGGCATCGTACATGGTCGAGGACGAGGAAACACATGTCGCGCCGTACCAGGCGGATATGCAGAAGAACTATTACTGCCTGTTCGACCTGGCCTTGTACTTCTGGAACCTCATCGGTATGGAGTACCAGACAGAACACCGCGAGAGTGGTTCGACACTCGTGTTCAATACCGAGGCGACCATTTACGCCACGCACGGTGTCGTTCCTTTCGCTACGTTCATCACGAAGGACACGAGGATCATCTAATAACCTACACACGGCGACTGCGGCTTTTCTCCGTTCTCCTTTTTCCGCAGGGCGGTTGCTTGCCATTGCGGTGGTGGGGAGGCAAGCAAGTGTGTTTTGGAGGACATTCATATGGCGCGTTCGGCGTTGAAATTGCGACAGGACATATACATGACGAATGTGACGGAAACGAGGAGCGGCATTGACCGGGTGAAGATTTACTCGAAACCCAAGAAATTCCGCTTGTCGGTATCAGCCACGGCTGGCACTCCCGGTATCTTCGGCGTGGGTATCGTTCCAGACTACGACCGCGAGATCACGGTGTTCCGTGGGCAGTTCACAGGCTTTGCTCCCACTGAGGGGACTTTGCTGTATGTGGATGTGACCCCGGAGCTTTCTGACGGAAACCTTGTTCTGAACAAGAATGGCGATCCGACCGTGTATCCCGACTACGTTGTGGTTCGGCGCATTGAAACGGCGCGTGGGCGCATATCGAAATACGGCATAAAGAAGGTGTCTTATGGCAACGGTTAAGCGGTATCCGCTGAAACTAT